AATTCAATTTTTTCTGGTATTATTGTTATAATTAATGCTGTAATAATGCTTATTAATTGTAATATAACAACTGGGCTTTTTAATCTGTTTTTTATTTCTTCTAAGTTCATAAAATCACTTCCTTTCCTTTAAATAACAAAATTCTTCTTGGATTCTATCAACTTTAACATCAATTTTGTCAATTTTGTCATTTACTTTTTCAGTAATGTTGTTGATAGTGTTAATGTATCTTATTTCTCTATCATTATTTTCTTTTTTAAGCTGTTCTTCTCTATTAATGCTATCTTCTTTTGTCTCTTTCACTAACTTTTCGTAATGCTTTAATGTGTACATAGATAACCACACTAACAAAGCACACCATATTCCGTATTGCCCTGCAATATTTAAAATATCATTCATGTTCTAACTCTCCTTGTTACTTTTACTTTTGTAATTTAATTCTATATTTAAAGGTTCAACTTCATCATCGACTATAATTTCTGTGTAATTTTCAAAACTCATCAAATTCGCTACTGCTTCTTGTTCTGCAGTGAATGGGGTTTCTGTTGGTGTTGCTAGTATGTAAGTTCCAGTTATATTGTTACTTGCAAGCCATGTTCTTGCTCCGTTAAGAGATACTTCAGTTAATCTACTTTTATTAATATTTAATGATACTAGAGTAGGATATTGCTGAATTGAACTTCTAATGTGCTCGTAGTCATCATTGTCTCCTGTCCAATAACCAAGTTTAAACTGTTCACAAAGTATCTTTAAATTATTTGTGACTAATCCACCAGGAAGAGCCTGAATTGTAACTCTATATGTATTTTCTAAAATTCCACCTAATGATATTATTTCGGTTCCATTAATTCTGTACGGTGCTATTCTTCTCACAACATTTTTATTCTTCCAATCAACAAAATCAGCTATGTAATATTTGCCATCTTTTACAACATTGTAGTTTTCTGTGTTAGGTACTTCTATTTCTCTAAGTGGTTCATTTAAGTATATTGCTTTTGTGTCGTTTTGGTATTGTACATACGTACTAGCTGTTGTGCCTTTTTCTAACATACAGTTTTCGTAAGCTAAATTTTGTTGTTCTATGTTTGTATCATTACAAACACCTAGAAATATCCAATCTCCTTTTGCTGCATAAAAAGAATAAGTTTTAATTGATGGATTAACTATAATATTTTGATAAGAAACTGAAGCTACTGGTTTTTGTTTAGTTATTAAAATCGTAAATCTATTGCTTATATTTTTTTTTGAAATTATATAAGTTCCATTCTCATATACTTTTCCAATAATTGACCTAAATCCTGTACCTTCTGCATTCGTAATTTGTTTTAAAGATGAATCGTACCATAAAAAAGTTTTTTCGCTAAACAAATTTCTATTATTACTCTGATATCCCAATTTATATTTTCCTGTATATTCTCCGCTTGTTACTAATCTGCCAACACTTTTTATTTCGCTCGGATATTCGGGTGTTGGTGAAGCTCCGTATTGCTCGTAAGTTTCGTTAGTACCATTTATAATTAGCATTGGATATATTGTTGTATTTACTATCTCTCCTATTTCTACTCTAATATATACTCTGCTAAAATTAATATCATTGCTCGGTGTATACAATGAATTATTGCCTATAGTCATATAACCACCGCTATAAAAATATAATGTTCTACCAGTAACATTTTTATACGTTATTCCTGCTTTAAGCGTCAAACTAGTGCAAATATCAGGTTCAGTTCTTGCCGTTGCTGTTCCTATAATAGTAATACTTTTGTCTAATTTAACAGTAAATGTTACGCCGTTTATAGTTTGTGTTGTCGCAGTGTTATTTAATAAATTTTTTCCGCTTCTTACATCTTGTTCACTGTTACCGTATATTTTCATGTTTCTTATTCTGTTCTTTAAAGTTTTGTTAAGTTTTAGGTTTGTACCACTTTTGAACTTGTTAAAACCTGTTCTAAATTGTTTTAATAACATTTTGCACCTCCTTTAATATTCAAGATATTGAATAATCCATTTTTCACTGTCATATGTAGCTAGTAACATATAATAAGAGTTTGCAATTGGAACTACTATATCTCCTACAATATTTGAACTAGTTGTTATAGTAGTTGGAGTAGCACCAGAATAGAATCTAACTAGTATCTCTTCTCCAGCTACGGCAGTTGTTGGGTATGCTAAATTTAAAGAACTTACAGTTCCTAAAGTATATACTTTTCCTGGAATTAATGTACTATCTAATGTTATGCCAGTTAATGGTTTTACACTTCTTACTATGTCATTTGTGTTTCCAGTTACAAATTTCAGATTCGCACTATCCCATACAATTATTTCTCCATCTATCAAAGCATTTTGCTCCGCTCTTGTTGCAACTGGTTGCTCATCGCCTTCATCCCCAATTCTTAAAATTCCATCTGCTGTAAGTCCTATTATTCCAGTGTTTGTTCCATCATATTTAAGAATTCTGAATCCACTTTTTATTTCTCCAGTTAATCCACCAGTTGCACCAACTCTAAGCGTAATGTTGTCATTAGTGCTTTTTACTTCTTCAGCGTGTGTTATATAACTTGTACCATTTTGTGTGATGTCTCCATTTACAGTCAATCCACCATTTATTGTTTGACTTACGCTAAAGTTGTTATTTGCATTTTTATATGCTAAATTTGTGTCATCAGTCAAATCGCTTGTTTTTGTTGGAACTACTGCATTTATTGTCAATGTTCCTTCATTTTGCTCTATTTCTATGTTTTGACCTTCTGCGACTAAAACTACATCATATCCATTTATCGTTGCATTATCGCCTTTTTCAGACATTAATTTCCAATAACTAGTATTAGATACCTCTTGTCCAATGTTGCCATTAACAACACTTATATAACTATTTCCATCTTTATTTACTACATCTAGTTTGCTATAGTTAGTAGCTACATTGTACTCGCCTTTATGTATAATCATTATTCTTCCTAGGTTTGTATTAGCCATTATATATTACCTCCTCTATAAATTTCCAGTGATAACCTTCACATGTTTTTCTCCTGTTATCATATTTGTTAAAGTATAAATTTTATACAACTTATTCATTTATACCTCCTAATGAGATTTCCAATTCTCCAGTTTCCTCATTTAATTCAAATCCTGCATTTGCTAGCTTTTCAGGTGTTACAATATATATGCAACCATCATCAGTATCAACATCAAATGTACTAAATGTAACTGCACTCACTAAATCTGTTGCTACATCTTTTACATTATCTATCTCTGCTTTTTTTACTGTGTAATTATCATTAAATTCACTTGTCTTTGCACTTGCATTATCATTGTAATCTTGTAATCCTTCTTCTATAGCTATATTTATATCTGTTTGCATTTGTTCAACATTATCTTCTATCTCTTGAACATTAGTGCATACATCATCGATTATTTGTTTCTTTGTTGCATAATTATCATTAAATTCTATAGTCTTAGCTGCTGAATTTAAATTATACTCTGCATATGTATTATTAACATCTGCTCTTACATCTACTGTGTCCTGCATTATTGCCTGCATTGTCGCTACATACTGTTCCCATACTGTGCTTGTTGGTACTTCCTCTTCTTCAACAGTTATACTATTATCTCCAGCACCCTTATACAACATTTTTGGAATCAAATTGGTACTTATTTGCTTTGTTTTTATTTCATTTTCTATGTTATATCCTACAAATCCTAATCTATATATACCCTCTTCTAGTTCAGGGATAATGAACTTGCCATCCATCAACCCCACAACTAAAGCAGTATTATTTCCATCAACAATAACCATTTTTATTGTCAAATTATCCCACTCAGAACTAAAACTTGTCTCTATTTCATAAAAATCTACAGCTCCCGAATTAAAGCTCTCTTCTTCGACTATACTCGCATAGTCCTTATTTATATTTATTTTCATTTTTCGCCTCCTAAACTTCTAAAATCCTAATTTGATAAAAGACAGTGAATGATACTGAACCCGCATAACAGTTAGTTGCATGAATATAGAAATAAGAACTATTTTCGCTACAAGTACCACATAAGCTTATAGCTGAATCTGAACTTACTAGACTACAAGTTAATATATTTTCTCCCAAAACATCTAACTCAGTTGGAATTCTTATTGAGCCTGGTGAATTCCATCCGTTTCCGTTAAGAGTATACGAAAGCCTACCTTTTTTAATCCACTCCTTGTGTGTTCCATAATTCAAAATCTTCCAACCGCTAGAATCGATTGTTTTTATTGCATCGGTAGTAACTTTTTTTCCTTGAACTGTCAATTCTCCAGTTACATTACCTCCTGTAACATCCAATTTGTTTCCAGTTCCACCTGAATTTTTTTTTAATTTATCTATTAAATTAGTTCTTATATTTCCAGTTTTATAGTAAATAAAATTTTCGTCTTTGATTGTAATTGCGCTTATATAGCTATCATATATATCGTCTTCAGTCTTGATTTGTACTATAGTTCCAATTTTCAGTTCAGTAACATCTATTAACTTACTTAATTTTGAAATTTTGAATTCGACTAAATGTTTGTAAGAATTTCCTTTAATAACATTTAAGCACTCATTATATGCTTCAGATTCTTTTTCTATACTTATTGTTTCTACTTCACCATCGGCTCGATTTGGATCATTCTTATCTGTTGTTGTTGTTCTATCTGTTTTTAGATATAAATTATATATATTTTCTGTATCTCTACAGTAGCAGCTAACTTTTGCTGTTATCTTATTTTCAAATATTTTGTTGTAATCTGTAACTTCAGCTAATGTTGTGTCAATTTTAACTTGATTTTGGATCTTATTTTCTATATCTATTATTAATCTTCCATTTTCGAACCTAAAATTTGTATAAATATTTGAATTTTGCCTACAGTTTGTTAAAAAAGTGTGAAAATTATATATAAAATTCTGAGAATTTGTGTTTTCTTTCTTTTTTGTATGTGAATGTATATAAATATCTATATAATCCAAATTAAGTATAGTATCATCTGACAATACAAAAAAATCAGCAATAGTTGTAGAAATAAAATCTTCTAAACCATTGCTGTCCATTATTTGTAAGTTTTTTTCTATTACTTTTCTATTGAAAATATTGGAAATATCTAAAGCTGTAACTGTAGCTATATTGTTGTTTTTCTCTTTTTGTACGTTTTCAATTACAAATAAAAACTGCTTATACAAACCATTTAGTACTATATAATTCCCATTTTTTAAGGAAGTATAGTATTTCATATTTATAATTGTTTTTGCATTGGTTTCTTCATCAAGATTTATTTCATAATCAATTATCTTAGAAACTGTAAGTATTTCAAGTTTTTTTTTGTTTAAAACAAATATTTCCATTTTAATTCCTTTCTATTTTGGAGTTTTCATGATTACGATTCTATAGTGAAATAAATCATTAGTCGGATTAGCGAAATTACCATTTGATTTAAAATAACAATTAAGCGTAACAGAATTGTTAGTTGTATTTAACATAGCATTTTTTCCGAAAGAGCTTCTAAGATATTTATTTCCGAAATCTCCATACGACATTTCTGTACCATATGTGTAATTAGTTCTGCTATCTAATCTTATACCTGTTGACATAACTACACAATCATCTGCAATAAAACCTGTTGGAAGATTAGCTGTTGCAGTTCCACTTAATTCTGATGATCCAACGCTTCCAGTCATATAGAAACTTCCTTCAAGTACAGCATATTCATTTTGATTCATATATTTTTTTCCGATCAGAATTAATGATATTATTACAACTAAGATTATTAGTAATTTCCAAATTTCCATTTATTGTCCCTCCAGTTTTTAAAAAATATAAACTCTCATCCAAAACTGAATTTAAATTTGATTGAATTTGAGTTATTAATTCACCTGTTTCATCTTGAATTGAATCAAAAATACTTTGAATGTCAACAAAAGTTCTTTTGTCCGTAAAATTTGTAATTATATTATTTTCTAATTTAAATCTAGAAAATTCATATTGATATAATGTATCTGTTGTTACTAATTCTGGATAATTTGTTGTACCTTTTATAATTTTAATACTTGCTTGATTCAATTCTGTAGTAGTGTTTATCTTTGTTAAATCAATTTCACAAATTAATTTGTAGAATCCATCTTCTATTACATTTACTGTTTCGTTCGATATAATTTCCAAAAATCTACCTTTAATAACAAAAAAACCAGCTCCTATTGTGGCTGAATTCGTTGTGTTAGATAGTGCACACCCTTGAACAACCCCATTTTTTTTATTTAAAAAAGTGTCTATAAAAAGCGCGAAGCATTCAGAGGTAAATGTTTGCAAATTAAAAACATGTCCTTTTAACATATTTTCCTCCTTCTCTAAACTGATAAAAAATAAACATATATTGTTAACTTAGCGCTTGTTATATCACTATCTCCACTCAATCTAATTTGACTTAATCCGATAGGCAATTTGAAAAAATTAGTGTTATTCAAACTCAAAGTATTAAATAAGTTTATTGTTTCAGTTTCTGTTTTTTTAAATATATACAAATCTGTATCTTTTGTACAAAACAAAAGTTTTTCTCCAGTTTGTATAGTTAAATTATTTAAATATAATTCATTTATTATATTATTATTTCCATCCAAAATTTGTATTTTAGGGTTTTCTACTCCTCCATTAATTTCAAGAAGAAAAGGAGCTTCAACATGTCCTTTGTTCTCGAAAATCAAATTTCTAACATCATATCCGCTAAATACACTGTCCCATTTGAAATCCCAAGTTATCTCATTTTCTTCTTTTTCAATTGTGTAAGTAACTTCTTGAGCTTCGTACCACGCAGTTTTCATTATCATATTAATTTTGGTTTTTAAATATATATTATCTATTTCATTTTTTGTTAAAGAATCTATATCGAAATCTCTATAATATATTTTTTCTGTTAAATTTATAAAAATTTTGTAAGCTAATTTTAATTCTTTTGCTAATGTACAAAAATTTACAAAAATATTATAATTTGTATAATTTTTAAAATTTAATTCAGCCGAAATTTGTTGTTGTTCAATTTTAAAATTATTCTGAAAAAATGAACTTCCAACCTGGCTATATTCACGTTTATAATTCAATCCAAGCCCAGAAGGGTCAGTTAAAAAGCAATAATTTTTAATATCGTTTAATAAAAATTTTTCTCCTTTTTCATTTAAAATAAAAAATTCTCTCAATATACTAACCCCCCTCTGGTATTTACATAATTTAAAGAAAATTCTCCAACGACTTTACCGTCTAATATAACATTTGGCTTAAATTCGGAAAAAACCTCTTTAAACATAGATTTGAAATTGCTTAATTCGGATGTCTTTGAATTTAAATTTGACGTAACATCAAAATTTGTAGGAATTGAATTTTGCATGTCTTTTGATATTTTACTCATTTTTCCTGTAAATCCTACCCCGATTCCTTCTGCAAGATAGTTTCCAACTTCTTTTTCCATTAATTTTGAAGGACTTTTAATTCCGAAAAAATCTTTAATTGCTTGAGTGGTTTTTCCACATAATTCTTTTACTTTGTCTATAAGCCAATCTTTAGCACCCGCGATTCCTTCTCCTATACCCATAATTAAATTTTTTCCAATTTCCATCATTTTGTCTTTGTAGCTCATTATTGATTCGAATAATGACATTATTATTATTGGTATTTTTTCATTAATTTTTGGAATTGCTTTAATTAGTCCTTCTCCCAATTTTATTGTTAAATCAAAACCAGCTTGAGATATTTTTGGTAAATTTCTAGCTAATGCGTCTACTATTTTTTCAATTATTATTGGTGCTTTCTCAATGATTATTGGCAATGCAGTTATTAATCCGTCCGCAAGAGCAATCACTAATTGTATCGAAGCATCTATTATAACATCTATATTATTAAGCAAACTTTCAACTAGTGTGAAAATTGCAGTAATTGCTATTGGTATTAAGTTTGGTAATGCAGAAACTAAACCCTGCACTAAGTTTAAAAGTAATGTGACTCCAGATTCTATTATTGTAGGTAAATTTTCTATTATTGTATTAGATAAAGAAGTAACAATCCCTAATCCGAAATTTAAAATTTCTGGTAATTTTTCTACTAGTCCAGAAAAAAATAAACTAATAATTTGATTAGCTGAATTTATAATTTTTGGGAAATTACTAGATATTCCTTCAACCAAATTTTTAACGAGTTGAAACGCAAATTCAGTAAATTTTGGTAATTCTTTTATTAATTCTTCTGCAATAGATGAAATCATTGTAGTTAGTTGGCTTATTCCTTCAGACATATTTGTTGTTCCACCGAACAAACCGTTAAAAATAGTTAAAGCTTGATTAACAACAGGTAATAGTTTAGATCCTATTGTATTCGATAAGTTTTGCATATTTAATTCTGCAATTCTGTGTTGATTTGCATAACTTCCGCTTGTACGTGCAAAATCACCTTGTGCATCCGCAGAAACCTTCATTAGATAGTTATATCTTAATGTTGTTTTTTCAGCTTCTGACATTGTGTTATATGTCTTTTTAAGTCCAGAACTTAAAGCAAAAGTTTCTAAGTTGGCAACAGACATATTTATACCTAATTGCTTTAATGGTTCTGTTTCTCCTGAAATTCCACTTCTTATTTTATTAAAGGATGTCTCATGATCCAAATTATAAAAAGATGCAAAGTCCGCAACTAATCCAGTTAGCGAAGTCGACATTTCTAATACTTTTTTATCATTAAGTTGCATTGATTTAAGCATTGCTCCTAATGTTCCATTGTATTTTTTTGCGTTTAGTTCGCTAATACCATAAGAATTTGCCGCTTTCTTACTCCAAGCATCGATTGTTTCTGCACTTTTTCCAAATGTTACATCTACGACATTTTGAGCCTCTTGCAAATTACTTGCGCTTTCTATTCCATCCCTAACAAAATTAAAAAATTCTCTTCTTAGTTCTGCAACTACAGATGTTAATTTTTTAAATCCGCCAATTATAGCTTCAGATATAACATTTGCTTTTATTAAATCTCCCATTTTTATAGAAGATTTCCCTACTTTTTCTTCTCCGTCTTGAAGCTCATAAAGTTGTTTAGTTGAGTCTTTTGTCTGTTTTTCCATATCATATAACTTAATTTCAGCACCATTTAGCTGAGACTTCATTTTTTGCACTTGAATACTATTTTCTCCATATTCAGTAGTTAGATTTTTTAATACATCTTTTAAATTTTTAATATTATCTTTTTGTTCATTTATTTTGCTGTTAATTCCTTCATATTCGTTTTTTGTTTGTTTTATTGATTTATCTCCAACCTCGAACTGTATATTAGATAATTTCAATTCAGTTGACATTTGTTTTAAAGAGTCTGTTATTTGTTTTAAAGCTTTTCTATATTCGTTTTCTCCAGCAAGCTTTACTGTTCCGCCCAAAACTACTCATTTTTCCTCCTTTCTTAGATATACAAGTATATATCCAAAAAATTAAAACGGCTTAAAATTGATTCTCGCACGTCTTTTTTTAATCTGTTAACCACTCTCCAGCACGATTTTTTTCTTCTTCAATTTTAGCATAACTTAATTTAGAAAGATTGAAATCGTAGTTGTTTTTGTAATGATTGTATATTTTTATAAATTTAGAAAGGGTCATACGACCCACTTCTTTTTCTGAAAAATGCAGCAAACAGTGTCCAATCCACAAAATCCAAGAAAAATCTATTGGACAATCCTCATTTTCTTGGATTACACGTTTTTTTCTTCAACCTTAGTAGATTCTATAATATTATCCATAGCCCTTTTTGTAAGATTATTTATTCCAAATTTCGTTATTAACCTTCCCACTTCTTTATCTGATAATAGTTCTTTTTTGTTTTCAGTTTTTTCATTTTCGATATCTAATCCTTCATTAATCATAGCTCCGATACCAAATTTTAAAGCTTTAACATTTATTTCTTCGTTTTCACGATCAATCAAATCGCTCCATTTACCCATTGTCTCATATTCATCCTGTATTTTTTCCATTACGTTTAAATTGAAAATTGCAGGATACTTTAATCCATCTAGTTCGAATTCTGTCATTTTTTCTAACATTTTTCTTCCTCCCAAATAATAAAAGACAGATTACTCTGCCTTTTTATTAATTTTTTCTTTAAAAAATTCCTTATTATTTTCAAAAATTTCTTTTTCTATTTCATATTCTTTTCCAACTTCAAAAACAAATTTTCCATCCTTTTGGCACATGTTTGTGCAAATTACTTTAATCATTTTGTTCCTCCAATCCTTAATTTTTAAACAGAAGGAGTTAATAAAGTGTTTAAATAAATTTCTGCTTCTGCCTCTGTTGTAAAAGTTTTGTGTTTTTCCCAAATTCCAACTGCTAATCCATTTGTTATTTTAACTAATGGTAATACTGTTCCCTCCATGTTTGTTGTAGAAAATTCAATTGATTCGCCTTGTGTTTTTCTATCTGTTGTTATTTTTGTAAATTTAACACGTGGGAAGAACTCAACTTTATATTTTTTAGCTCCATCTACGACCTTAATAACAATATGTCCAAAGCCACATTCAGGCGAAACATCTGCAATATTAGATGTTACTTCTGTTGTAGTAACAATATTTCCTAATAATGTAGCACCTATCTCATCATTGTCATCTGCAACAATTAATGATAAAGTACCTTTTTTAAAGCTGTAATCTGCTTCTGCTAGAATGTCATCTGCATATAATTCCGCACTATTGAATTCTGGAGCAAATTTACTTTCAATTATTTTTGTTAAAATTGGAACTGTACTATTTGTTAATGTTTTATATTTGTTTGTGACTGTGTCTATAAGATTATATTTCGCTTTTTTTAATCCTTTTCCTGCCATTGTATTTTCATCTCCTTTTCAAAACTAATTGTTTTATGGTATAGTTTACTTTCTTCATTATAATTTTCCGTGTTGTCTTCTACCCAAATCCAATCGTTATTTTTAAATCTTTTTTTAATTTCTTTAACTATATTTAAAAAATTGCCATTGCTATAAATATCTATATCTATTGTTGTTTTGCTGTACTGAATTTCATCGTCATATGCAATTAATGGTTCTTCATTAATTATTGTCCACAAGACATAAGTTTTAGATCGTCCATCATATTTTATGTGAGATACCTCAATTTCAATATTATTAATAATTAAATTAGATAATATATTTTTTATTTCTTCATTCATAGTTACTCCTTTGGCAAAAATTTTTCTATTTCATTTTTCATAATTTCCTCTATTTCTTTTTTATTAAAAGATTTTCTAAAAAACGGCTTCTTAGCCTCTCCAGAAATCGAACCGTACTCTCTTGCACTAGCAATTAGGGATATTGGTATGCCATTTGGATATTTTTTTGTTTTTTTGTCTTCATCATATCCATAAAAAGCTATTTTTGTAACTATTTCGTCTTTTGAGTTTTGATAAGTTTTTGTAACTTTCAATCCTTTTTCAAGACTTTTTATAGTTTTAAATGATTTTTTCATATTTTTTAAAACATTCTCATAAACTTTTTTTGCACCTTTTTGAGTCATACCGTCCTAGTATTTTTGGAATATCATTTTCTAACTCTTCAAAAATATGTATTAAATTATTTGGGAGTTCTTGTTTAAATCCTGCCATTATTTTTGTACCAACCTCGTTTGTATTTCTAATTCTATATTAGCTTCATTTATATTATTTAAATATTCAATTGTATATATTTTATTATTATATTTTAAGATCATATCTCTTGTTATTTTTTTTTTGGGGAATCTAATCGTAAAATTTGTATATGCCTTTTCAAAATCCGTATTGTTTAATATTAATGTATAACCTTTTGTTGTTTTAATTTCTGCAAAACAGGAAAGGATAATGTTTTCAGTTTCTGTTATGAAACCTTCATTATCCTCATTTTTAACATTTTTATATATAGATATTTTTTTATTATATTTTCCTGGATTCATATTAAATTCCTAGTATGCATATTAAGAATAGTTTGTACTGTCTTATTAATACTTTGTTTATCGACATATAATGTTCTATTATCATACATATCCTGACAGAGCATAAGCACTACAATCACAAAATCAGAGAAACTATCTAAGCTCTCATCTTTTCCATTTCTTGATATTCCAGTATAATTTTCAATATAATTTTTGGCAATCTCTAAATACATTTCAATTTCTTTTTCAGTATCTGTATTTATTTCAGAAATTCTTAAATAATTACAAACATCTATACTTGTTATTTCACTTATTTTCATTTTTTTCCTCCTTCAGAAGCACACAACTAGTCAGCAGAACCACTTATAGCTACTGCTATTTTTTGTGTATCTTCTACTTTAGAGTCGATCTCTCCCCAAGCAACAACGCCAATTGCGTGTTGTGAAGCATAAACTTCATTTAAAATTTGAATTTCAGATTGTTCACTTTCTTTAACTGCTAGTCCAGAAAAATCACCAAACATTATAACTGGTTTTGAAGCTGTTCCTAGTGCTATTAAATTATCTGAACAATAAACATCATTTCCCATCAGTTTATAACTCCACCTTGCTGTAGAATCTTTCTCCAATAAATAATTTCCTTGTCCGTCTTTTAATTTTCTTATTGATTTTCTTGTGGCTTTGTTCATTACCCAAATTCCTTCAATTCCATAAACGTCTGGTACTAATTCTTGTAAGTCTATTAATTCATCTGAAGTTACAGAAGATTTTTTAGCTAATGTTACTTTCATGTTTGTAGAATCATAAGACCCAACAATTCCAGAAACTTTGTTTGTTGTTCCATTCAATAGCTCACCTTCTAAAAATTTAGCTATTTTTTTAGACATTTTAGCAACAACATAATCTGTTAATCTAAAATCAGAATTTCTTAATAAAGATTTAGAAATTTTAGTTAGTGCACCGTACAGATATCCTGTTAACTCTATAGTTCCAGTTTTGTTTGAATGGCTTGTTAGATCTGTAAATTCAGTGGCATAAGCAACTGTGATAGAATCACTCGTTTCGTCTTCTTTTGGTATATTAACAGTTCCACCCATTGTATATTTAGTTGCTAAACTATAGATTGGGCATATTTCTTCAACTTTAGAAATTATTTTTTGTATAATTGTTTTTGGGATAACTGCACCATTATCACCTTTTGTTAATTGTGTTTCTGTGTTTTGATATGATCCTGTAACGCTGTTTCTAATATATCCAGCAAACGATTTAATTTCTTTTTCTTCTTGAGTTAATTCTACTTTGTCAACTATTTCTTTCTTTTCCATTTTTTCTAATTTCTCCTTTCTAGCTAAAGTTGCATCAATATTTTTTATTTCTATTTCAATTTCATCAAAATTTGCAACTTCGTTTTCGTTCATAGCTCTGTTTTCGATTTTTACTAAATTAACAAGATTTTCTAATTTGTCTTGTAATTCATTTCTTTTTTCTAACATTTCTTTTTCGTTCATTTTTTTACCTTCTTTCTTTTTTAAATAAAAAAAACAACTAGTTTGTTACAACTAATCATTTATTTTTTTATACTAAATAATCTTTTTTCAAAATCAGAATAATCAAATTTTGGATCTTCTTTGTTGATATTTTTTAAATTTTCTGGAACATTTTTGTAACGTTTTATCATGTCCGAAATACAAGCTACGGCTTGATTTTGTTCTTGCAACAAAACAACATTGAAAGTCTCAGAAACTTCTTTGGCTCCTAACCAGCTTTCAGCATTAATCAACTTTTTGATATCATTTTCACATTTTTTTGATTTTTTCATGTACAACGGTATCATAGTACTATCTTCAATTGTATTTAAAACATCAATACATTTTTGAAAATCATTAGCATTTCCAACACACCAATTAATTGGCTTGTGTATCATAACTATAGAATTATCATATATATTAATATCATCTCCCAGCATGAGTATAAATGTTGCGGCAGAAGCACAAAGACCGTCAACATAAGTATGTATTTTAGTTCCAACATCTTTCAATCTTTGTAGCATACTGCAAATTGTTGTTGCAACAAAAACCTCCCCTCCTGGAGAATTAATATAAATATTTAGATCTAATACATTACCAATTTCATCGAGTTCTTTTTTGAAATTTTGTAATCCTACTAAATTTTCATTTTTTTCTCCTGTCCACCAGTCTACGTCATCTGTGACAATTTCACCATACAAATACATATCTGCACTTGTTTTAGTAATATTTTTAAAAGAATAGAATTTTTTATCCATTTTTATCACCTCCCCCTACATTGCTTGTTTTATCAGTGTTAGGAGTATAGATATCTCCAGTTTCTGGATTCAATAAAACGCTTCCTAAACCTAAATTTATCACATCTAATCCTACAAGTTTATCTAAATCTTCTTTATATCTAACTTCATTTCTAGTTAAAAAACCTGAGTCTATTGCTATTTTGTATGCTTCATAGCGTTCTTTTATCGAACCCTTCATTAATTCTGTAAAATCTGGTGCAAAATATAACAGATTTTTTTCTTTTTCTAAAAGGCAATCTCGATTCAAGGCAATGCAAAAAGCATTAGCAATTGGCATTATTGCTCTTTTTATAAAATCATCATAATCTTTTCCAATTTGAAAAATTTCTTTCATTTCATCGCTAAATGTTTTTGTTTTTTGATTTAATTGATTTTCGACAGAATTATTACTTGATTCTTTAAATTCCATTCCATCATTCAAAATCACACAACTAGAATTACCAGAATAATACTCATTCCAAGCTTTTTTTAATGCTTCCATAGATTTAATGTCCAATTTTGACTTTGACATTAAAAAACCTTTTTTACTTCCTCCAGTTTTCATTAAATCTAATTCTAATCTAATTCGCTGAAATGCTGAACTTAAAGAATTATTTATTTGTTCTATTAATCCAATTCCAGATGCCCCATCTTTAGTATTTCTTAATAATTTTATAAATTCATAACTTTTATATTTTTTAGAATCTATCATAAATTCAATTTGTTTATTTATTTTATCTGTATTTTTGTATATTTGTACATACATATCTTCTACATAATTTAATCCTATAATTTTATTTCTTTCTTTTTTAATGTAGGCGTACCCGCCTTTTCCTAATAAATAATCTTCACAAATCGCCTTTTTGAATTGAAAACCATCTAAAGAATCACCAGTTTCATAATTAACTATCCTGTTCCTTAAATCTTCAGATACTTTTTCAGTTATTTTTTTGTTGTTTTTATTTGTTTCTCTATACAACTCAAAAGGAATCATAGCAAACGTATTGCTAATTAATTCAACATATCCAGCAACGCTTGGTATATTCATTGCTTGTCTTCTTGTTAAAACCTCACTATCTAATAATGCCTTTAATAATACATCATCAACCGTAGCCACTGTTTCATTTTTTATTTTTAAAAAATCAAATATTCCCATTTTTATCACCTCCTTCTCTAAAAAGATTGAACCACAAATCCATCATTTTGCATATTTTGTTGCAATAAATATGTTGCTATTATAGTACTTACAACCATATCAACCTTTCCGTTAGATTTTTTCTTGTGAATATATTTGTTTAAATTTGTGTCTTCTACACATCTGGAATTTTGAAAATTTATTTCATAAAGTTTATCTCCATCATAACTGAATTTTTTTTCTAAAATTGATTCTAATATTAATTTAGTTGGCTGATGTAGTATACTAGAATGTTGTCTTACTTCTACAACCGTATATCCAGCATTTTCTAGTTTGTTGGCTGTAGATATACAATTCTGTCTGTCGTATCCAATTTGAACAACATTTACTCCCATTTTTTCTTTTAAGCTCATAATAAAGTTTTCAACGAAAGCGTATGAAATAACCTCATTTCCACATGCAAAACAACTTCCCTCAGCGATAAATCTCCTATAATCTGTTCTTTCGCGTCTGTTTTTTTCTTCAATTCGATCTGCTGGAATAAATGCCCAACTTTTAACAAAAATCATATCGTCTTCAAAGGTTACAATAGATACAGATGTATTATCATTCGTTAAAGATAGATCTAATCCAACATAAACATCTTTTCCATTCCAGTCAAAAACACCTCTTGCATTTTTACATGCTCTTAGTTTGTCAAGCGGAACATATTCTTCTCCTGAGCTCGTTGGCATAAAATAATTCATATGTTTTGTAAGAAATTCAGTTCTCTCTGATGGTTTTGCTAAAGCATTTTTTCTACTATCTTTAATTTCATCATAATTTTCTTCGATTCTTAACGGATTAGCCATTTGCAAACCTATATCATCCCACAAATGTCTTTCTTCTGCATAATAAACTAATGCAAACAATCTTTCATTTTCCTCTAATCCTTTGTATATTTTTTTTAAATATTCTAATTCATCTAACATTATTGATTTATCTTCTGCATAAGCAGTTGTCAATTTAAACATTAATGGATTTTTTACCGACAATTGTCCTGATTTCATCGCTGTAACATTAGAATTATCTTTCATTGCACCAAATTCGTCAGCAATAAAGGCGGACGGTCGTATGCTATTATTTCTATTAGCTTCTGCTGTTCTTGGCTGATAGAATGAATGTGTTAAAGTACATTCAACTCTACCTGATAAGGTTTTTGGAATGTTAAAATATTGCCCAACTAGTGGACTAGCAGTTAATATTTGTGCTATCGCTTTTTTTACTTCACCTGCCAAGTCTCTGTCCAAACAAATAGAATAAAATTCAGAATATTCGTCTTCTGTGAGCATTAATACAATAAAAATAATCGCAGCTAAAAAAGTTTTTGAATTTTTTCTCGGAATAAACAAGTCAACTTCTCTGTATCTGAATTTATTAGAATCTGTTTTATATCTCCAACCAAAGATATTTGCAATAAAAAAAGCTTGAAAATTTTCCAAACCTTCTAGAATGCTTTTTCCAACTATGTTATTTAAACCTGTTGCATAATTTAACAATTTTAAAATTCCTTCAACTATTTCAATTTTTTTTGTGTCTAGGTAATATATATAATGTTCATTTTTTTGTTTTTCTAAATCTTCTAAAAACCATTCACACTGTTTTGTAACCTCAAATGTTGTAATTTCTTTTTTGTTTACAACATCTTTTGAATATTGTTTTGCTTTATCTAACAACACTAAGCTTCACCCCTCAAAACCTTAAGTAAAGGATTTTCTTCTTTTTCAATATTTTTTGGAATTGATCTTAATTGACTGGCAATTGTCATTATATTTTCTTTTTCAATATCTAGCATCATTTTTCTTTTGCTTTGTAATTGTTTGTCTATATCAATTATATTTTTATTAATATTTGTTATTAATGTATAAAATTCTTTTGTATTTAAATCTTTATTTTTTATATATTCTTCTTCTAAATTAGAAAGCTGTTTGGAAATTTGTTCTTGTTTTTGTTCAAATTCTCTACATTCTGCATAAATAATAGCATATCTATTTATTATATTTTCATACAGTGCGTCGTCTTTTTCTATCTTTTTCAATAATTCAACTATTCTTTTAAATTCTTTGCTTGCTGTTTTATTGTTTTTTGTTTCATTTTTCATTTTTATATTTGAATTGCTTTGTAATTTTTTTTCGTATTGCTCTCTTACTAATAACTCTGATTTAGTTCTATGCGACCTCTTTTCATTTTTTAAAATTACTAATGGTTTTGATGGTCTTGCCACGTTATGTCACTTCCTTTCTATTTTGGGAGTATTTTTAAAGCGAATGAGGCTAGTTAGTCTACAGTTT